TGGTACAGCCACCATTGGATACCCCAGAACTGTGATGGGGATGGGTCAACAGAAATCAGTGAAATAACTGGTGGGGTGAGTCCTTCAGGGACTTGACCAGGTAAACGGTCGTTATCAATACAGCCAGGGTAGAGAACACCATCGGCACCTAGCCCACCTGTTATCCACACCCTAGAGATTAGGTTGGTGTCGTCAGCATCGTCTTCTTGTTGGTACACAACTTTGAATGTGCGCGGGTTAGAGTACCTGATATATGATAAATCTTTCCAACCGAGACGTTGCGGGTCCAGTAAAGGTCCTTCAGGGTACGGTTTGGCATCATATCGACGTGATTTAGGACCGTCATCTAGTTCAGGGTAATAAGATTTGTACACAATGTGCTTGTATTTAGAGGATTTGACTGGTTCTGTGGCAGCAAATGACTCTGGTGTGGTCATGTCTGACCCGTCATAATCTTCTTCGTCGATGTCATACGTAATTTTGTTGAGGCAATGAGCATACAAATCGCCTGAACCAAGACGCTGACCTACGACAGCGAGTAATCCTGCTGGGTCTACACGGGCTTCGGCTACTTGGTCCCAGCGTTCTAACAGTTTGTCACGGGTGTTGCCTTCACGGGCGTTGTCTACGGAGGCTACGTCGTCGAAAAGGCACAGGTCTGCGCGGTGTCCGATGTATTCTGAGTCGATACCGTATGCACGTACGGTTGGTTCTTTGTTGTCTAGCCCGTTGCCGTCGAGTTGTTCTACAACAAATTCTTCTGCACGCCACAATGCACCTTTGTCGGATGGTTTGAAACGACCGTAGTCCACTGACAGGCATCCTTGAGCGTCCACCGCTAAACCTTTCTTCACGATTTCTGGGTCTGGGTGAATTGGTTGTTGGCGTTCTAAGGTTTCGCGGATACGGCGACTGTATTGTTTTGCCATTGCTTGTGAGATGGAACCAATCATCACACGGATGGCACGGTTACGGACAATGGACCATACGGCTACGTCGTGGAAGAGGGTGGATTTGCCTGCTCCTGGTGGAACATTTAGTACAACAAATTCTTTTTCAGGGTTTTCTAACATCTCTACTAGGGTGACGGCTGCTTCTACTTGCCACGGGGAAGGGACACGCCCTAGATAATGTTTTCTGAAAAAGTCGAAGTCATGTAAGCCGCGTAGGGCTTCGTCGCATAGACGGTTGTGGGGGATGGCAGGTAGCAGGTTGTTGGATTCATCGAGGTCCTGTTCGTATGCTCGGTATTGTGCGCCGCCTTCACGTGATTTAGTTTTGGTAACGGCTAAGACTGCTGCGTCTAGTTTGGCTTTGGCTGCTTTGGATTGGGCTAACCAGCGTGACCCTGTGTTGATGTGTACACCTGAGATACGGCTGGCTTCGGTTATTGATGAGCCTGCTGCTATGGCTGCGAAGAATCGTTGTTTGTCTTCGGGGTTGACTTTACGTTTGGTTCCCATGTAGGGATAAGTCTACGTTATACTGGGCTTGAGTCGTCTGGTAAAGGTCGAGGGGCGCGACGTTTGTTTGGTTTGACTGGTTTAACTTTTACACCAGCCCGTTGCAATGCTGCCAAAACATCTGCTTCTAACCGTTTTTCATTTCCAATGTAATCTGCTCTATTAAATGCTTTAACAATCTTCTGTGGTTTTGTTGTTGCCATCATAAAGTTTCGTTCTGCATCTGTAATAATGTTTGATTTGTTTTTTCCCATGGTTACATAGACAGTTCCAAGTCCAGATTCTGTTGTGGTTTTGGCTAACGTCTGGTCCATCAGAGGACCCATTCGACCTTCGTTAACTTTAAGCATTTGTTCTGCGTTCCAACCATAAGCAACTTTGTCTTCTGGAAAAGTTTTTGAACCTAATTGGGGTTTAATTACTGGTAGTTTGCTTAACGGAGAGCCGTGAAGTAGCGGGGTTTCACCTTTAACAATGTTTGATAGTCGTGCAGCAAGACCTGATTCAACAACTTTTGCTGCTCCCGCTTGAACTGCTTTTCCTGCGACATAGCCTGCGCCTGCTGAGGCTGCGTTTATTGCTGCGTCTTTAGCGAACTGTGTCATACCTTTTGATGTGGCTGCGTTACGGGTTTCTGCGGATGCTATAAGTGCTGCAGGTTGTATAACGTTTTGTGCAAAAGATACCCCTAAGCCACCTGTTGTGTATAGGTCGGCTGCTTTGACTGTTCCCGCGGCGGTATTGCGTACCACGTCTTTGAATTGGGCTAAGGATTGTGGGCTGGTTACGTCGCGTCCACCTGGCATTATGGCGTTGTAAAGTTTGTTGATTTCACCGAGGGGGTTGTCAAGGATGCCTTTAGGTTTTGCAGGTTTTCGTGGTGCCATGTTGCAAGAATAGCAGACATGTGGTACTCTCTTGTTACACCTGTCGGGAGACAGCAAACAGTTTTAGTTTTCAGGGTTGTGCACCGTTTGCGTGGTGTGGGGCTTATCCACGGGAACGTGGTTCGACCTCCATGCTTGATGTGGGGGAGCAGCGTAAACAACGTCATATGTTTGAATCTTGGTGTCGGCTTGAATTCTTGGCTACGGCGACCTGTCCTTTAGAGGGCGAACTGTGGGGGGAGCATTACTTTGCTGATTGTTAAATATGCTGGCGCGACCAAGAGAGTCTTCGCCTCACGGCTCAGTACCTACTTGTCCTTGCCCTCAACTGACACGGGTCACCCAGTCTGAACATTCTTATCCTCTGCGGCAAGATTTAAACGATGCTCTAAAAAGAAGTGGGTCGAACTTGAACTGTATGACAATCCAAGCCCCCTCCTCCCTAGGGCATGGGTCAAACTCGAAACGTATCACGCCACACCCGACAGAACAACACCCGCAAAAAGAGTGAAAACATCTCACGGTGCTAACCAACCCCCCCTCCCCCACCAGCCCTCGGCAGACCCCCAGTCGTGGACATATCTAATTGACTGGTTAGTTAGATAACAGCGTCAAAACTACCGCACGGTAACTTACCGACAAGTAGCCTACCTGCCAGTAACCCCCTAGCCTTTTCTAAACAAATCGCATGACCAATGCAAATAGTTTGTATGGCGCAGGGTCGCCTACTGTCTATCTCTATGGGTGATGTGTTGGGCTGTTGTATCTGTGTTGGTGATGGGGATATTGTTTTGGTGATATATCAAAAGTATATTGTGTTTGGTAGTTGCAATTGTCCTACATATCCGATTAGATAGATGGTGTAGGGAATAAGCCCTACTAATAAGGGTAAGGGGACATTGTGGAAACGAAGAAGCAAAGCAAGGTGACCGAAAGCGGAAAGGTAGCCATCAAGTGCAAATATCTTGGGGCAACCAATACGCTAGGGTCACGCATCACGGTACAGCGATATGAGGGCGGGGCTTGGGGGAAAGACCCTATGCGCTTGGTCATCTCTTGGGACTATGCCCTCAGCATTGGCGAGAACTACGCCGAAGCGGTGCGCCAGTATGTAGAGCGGGCAAACTGGGGCGGGGTTTGGTTCACTTCAACTTGTACGGACGGGGCTGTGGCTGTGTGCTCTACCAATTGGGACCATATGCAATCATTGGGGGGTGAAGTCCAAAGCAACTAGACCGAAACGCCGTGAGGCGTCTGAGGGTATCGCCCTCACTGACGAGGTCAGAAAACTACAGAACGGGGAAAGCATGATAGACGAAACGAAATTGCAAAATTTCGGCGCAGATATCCTAATCGGAGCATACGAGGGCGGACATTGTGGGCTGGCAAGTTGGGCAATGAGCGAAGACGGGCTTCTTTGGGGCTCGGAGAACGGGGACTACGAATTGGGAGACAACATCAGTTACGCCTCAACAATTCTCTACCGTTCGGACGATGACTCGGAGACAGGATACAGCGAAATTCCGTTGGCAATTGACGGCAAAATTATCGCCGAATTCGTAACCAAAGTTGGCAAAGGAGAATTCAGCCAAGAGTCTCTCCCCGACTACGGACGAATGAACCCCGAGACCCTAACATTACTTGCTGGGGTTTATCTCGGGCTAATCGCCCCCGAGGACGCAGACTTGGACGCCATAAGCAACGACAACATTGTGCAGATGATACTTCTTGGAGAGGTTATCTACGGATAATCCCCCCCCTAGCGCTTCGGGCGTGGCTCTTCAATGGGCACTAGGGACTACATCAACAAACAACAAAAGGGAGACAATATGACAGTAGAAGAATGGCAAGGGACAGAAGATAGCGGTTGGAAGCGTTGTAACGCATGCTATGGCGTCTTTCAGTCTGGCGATAATGTGCAGAAGTGTTGCAGGAATTATGACTCACCCGAGTATTACACGGTAGAAGAGTAGAGCGAGGTTATCCCTAGACCGATACAGTCGGCAGAGTGTCACGAACTCACTAGGGAACGATGCAAAAGCAGAATAAGCAACGAAGGGAAACTATATGGGTGAAATAGTAATTATGGGCATAGGTTTTGACCGTCCAACGGTAACACTACCAATGACCGCAACAAAAGAAGAAATAGTCGGGGCGATAGTTGCCACAACACAAGAAGAAGAAACGGAAACGGGGAAATAATGGAAGAACTAACTTTAGAAAAAATCTATACCTATATTTTGGTTGGAAGAGTCAACCACAGATTGAACATTGAAGAGACATTGACAGGCGAAGGATTACAAAATCTTTTGACCTTGAATTGGGACGCTGTTAATCCGATAGAAGAAACGGGGAAATAATGGAGAAAATAATCTATATTTTGCGGGACTATCCCGAAGCAGTCATCTTTATGTGCCTTGTCGGTATTTTTATGACAGGGGTTTATCTTGGGATTATCACAGAGCGCCAGAAATGGGGCAACTAATGAAACTAAGCCAACAACTATTCCACGAAGCAACAGCGCTCTTCTGGACAGGCGGAGACGAGGACGAAATACACAACTTAGTCCGCAGGGCATTGACCGAACGGGGCTACGAAGACCTATACAACGAGAACAGCGAGGATTATCACCGATGAGCAACCAAGTACGGCTAGACATTGAAGGGCTAATAGATTACCTAGAAGAAGGCATATTGGAATGGGCATACAACCCCGACACCGAACAATGGGGTCAGCGTTGTGTGGCATGGATTAAACAACAACTAGAAGGGACAGGCAACTAATGGAAACACAATTTATAGACGGAACTACAGACTGGTTTCAATGCTTATGTGGCAACCAACCAAACTACGAAGGTTTCTACGCTTGTCTAAAAACTGGTGAAATAGTTTCGCCAACCCTTTATGGGGATTGGGACGAGCAGACTTATCTTTGCGAGAAATGTAGTCGCATTATTGACGGAGAAAACCTACGGGTGATTGGGGTTTGTTCAGAGGAAACCGCACACAAAAACGACAACTACGATTGGGGTAATTACTAATGGCTACCGCACAAGAATTAGCGCAGAACATTGGCAAAAGAGTCTTGTTCAATCCAGCAGGCACAAGTCTATGGTTTGAGTGTGAGGTGCTTGACTGCCGAAGCAGATACGGAAATCTTGACTACAAAATTAGACCTATCACGGGGGAAGGCGAAGCATGGCACGAAGCGGGCGGAATGTGTACGCAATATGTGTTGAAAGGGCACGAAGTTACCGTTGGGTAAGTTACCAACAAGT